ATCGCTGCAAATCAAAGCTTCGGGGTTCTTCGACAATGGCGAGTTAAGCGCCGAACCGCGTTCCGAATACGCGCCCTTCGTTTTACACGTTCCGTCTTCTTTGACGGCTATGTAATTGTTAACGTCGCGGCTATAGACAGCTTGATATTGCGTTTCTTCGGTTACGAAGCCTGTCCGTTGTTCCCACATACCGACGACATGCTGTAACAGGTTGTGCTTTGACCGGGGGCACTTGATAACGATACCGTCCGTATTGGCGGACACGACGGGGATACCTTCGGCTTCCATCATTTCGATAAGCAATAGCAATCCAAGTTGCCCCGTCATTGTCGTTTGGATTAGCAGCTTCGGCGCATAGATCGTCGAATACATATTGCCTTGCTTGCCGAAAGTGCCGTTAATGGCGATCTTCAGGCCCGCTTCGTCCGGGTTCTTTTGCGACTTCAACGTTAGACGAAGTTCGACGATACCGCCGTACGCCTGAAGATACACTTCGCCCAAATGATCGGGAGCGTAACGGTTGTTCAGGATGATACGCGGGTAATAGCTGGCAACGTCGCGATCGATCAACAGCGTTTCGGCGTCGGCTTTATGTGCGATCGACTTTTCGGCGCTATGAAGTCCGCCCATTCCCATTTTGTACGCGGTCTTGCCGACGACAACCTTTAGATCGGCGATCGCTTCGGGCATACGCGGCGAACCCGCACCGTCCAGGAAGAAGGGAACGGCTTCGACGATCGCGAGCGCATCGCGTAGCGCCGGGCTTTCGAACGATACCCATTCGGGCGCTTCGTACTTGAAGCTGAATTCTTCGTCGAATTCGGGCCGCTTCGGGTAACGCCCGGTAAGTTGGCGGATTTCGGCGTTGATAACGGCTTCGGCAACTTGAGCGTCGGACTTCGAACGAAGGTCGATCTTGTATCGTTCGCCCAAGCGCTCGCGCAGTTGGATTGAAGCCCTTAGGCCGTATTTCGGTTCGGTATAGAGTAGTTCGGTTCCGTCCAGGTCGTTGAAGCAATAGTCGCGTATGTCGTTTACTTCTTCGGCCTTCAACTCGCTATGCGGGTCGATCGGGATTTCCTGAAGGCGCTTGGCGTGAAGCCGCGCCATGTACGTTTTCAACGAACCTTCAAGCGGAGCGACTTCGATCAAGTCGATATGGTTGTACTGCGAACGATAGCTGGCGTGCCGGACTTCGCGTATGATTATGTCGTCGGACAGTTCCTTCAACTCATACAGCGTAGCGCCACGAATGGCGGCTTCGATCATCGGGATATCGTATTGAATGCCGTTGAACGAAATGATCTTGAACCAAAACAAGGCCCGGTGCAATTCGTCGCGCTTCCATTGCGGAAGCGGACCTTCGCCGAAATGGTCGATAAAGAAGTATTGGCCGGTTTCGATATGCTTGAACGCGCAAAGCCAATAGTTGCGGAAGCATTCGGTATCGTACGGGACTTCGGAACCGACGGCCAAGTTGAACGGCGAAGTCGTAAAAGTCCGATCGACGGGCGCGTAAGCTATGCGCTTAAGCGGCCCGTCGTATCGCTTTGCCCCTTTTGTCGGAAGCGGAGCGTAATCGTCGATATTGTCGAAGAACATGCGGAACCCTAGAAAGGAATGTCGTCGTCTTCAATATCCGAAGCGGGCGCGATCGACGCCCAAACGTTCGCGTTCGGGTCCGCCCCTGTTAACCCTTGCGGGCCGTCCTGGAAAGCCGGGGCGGCTGGCGGTCCCCAACCGCCGCCGGAAGCGCCCTGCGCGGTTTCCTGGACGCCTGCGAAGGCTTCGGCGACTTGTTCCCCGCTCGCGTCGGCGGGCAACTCCCAATGCCACGCCGCGTCCGCCGCCGGGGCCGGGTCCGGCGCGGCCTGCGACCGCTTCATAATCGAGCCGCGCAACATGCCGCCGTCAACGAAGAACGCGCGATCGTCGTTCGACGTGTAATCGATTTGAGCGCATACGGGTTCGATCAATCGAAGAAGCTTCGCGGTGAACGAATGTCCGGCCTGAAGACCGGGAACGTCGTATGTCGCGCCGTACAGCGGACCGCCCGTATCCTGGTAGTTGTCGTACGTCGTCTTCAGCTTTTCTTCGTGGAAGTGAACGCCGCCGTCCTTGCTGAAGCTTTCGATCGCCTTGACGGCTTCGAACAGCCCTTCAGGAACCGCCGCCGGATAGGTTGGATAGTCGAACAGCCGTTCAACGTCCGGCCATTCCTCGCCGAACAACTGCGACTTGTACCACGCGCCGTCGTCGAAGTAGAACGTAACCGACTTGGCGCTGAAGCCGAAGCCTTCAAGCTTCTTCGGACATGCGGCGATCGCGGCGGCGAACGACTTTGGAATGACAAGGCCCGGCGGCAAGTCGATACCGTGCCAGTATTCGAAGATCACCGTACCGTTGCAGCTAACCATTGTGTTAGCGCGAAGCAAGATCGACACTTCGATAACCCGTTCCGCTTCAAGCTTGATAAGCGGCAACAGCTTCGCGAAACCTTCTTTGATACGATCGTCGATCGTGGCAATACGAGGGTCCGGCATGACTTGCGGAATGTCTTCGCCGGGGATGCAAGGCACGGTTGCGCGTATCTTGTCGCCCTTCACTAGCAACGTACCGTTTTCGTTTTCGGTCAACGCGAGCGTCGTTCCGGCCTTGTTCAGCGCGTCGATCAATCGCCCTGTATGTGGGCAAAGCGCCAGTTCTTCTTCGACGGGATGCCCGGCGGTCAACGTGCCGTCCGTTGCGGTAATCCATTTGCCCGCTAGCCTCGCGTGCGCTTGGAAAGGCATTCCGCCTTCCTTGAACGCTACGCCGACGAAGTTCAGCGCTTCGGCGAGTTTCGCCGCCGCCTGCGATTGTGCTTTCTTAGTTGGACGCCTTGCCATTGAACACCCTTTCTAGGTCAATTGCGGATTTGTATTGTTCACAGCCGTACGCGATAATTCTTGCGGGCGGACGTTGCCCGTTAAGGTTGCATCGTTCGCCGGGTTCGTCAAAGTTCTTGCACATAAGACACGTCGGCGAAGTCTTTACGACGTAGTTCGCCAAGCATTCGGCCATGTAACGACTAAGGGCCTTCAAGCCTTCGGCGTCCGATCGAAAGTTAGAACTCATACGACAACACTTCCGGGTTCGGACGCTTGTTCAACCAAACGCGGATACGACGCGGGATACGAAGGTGTTCGGCGTTATGCAGAACTTCGGCGTTGGTTTCCGGCGGTTCGACCGGCGCACGCTGGCGGAACCAATCGCGCCCCTTCTTCTTCGGAAAGCCGTCGCCTTCGACTGTTACCCATTCATAGAACGTACGAAGTCCGTTGCAGTAGTACGCCACCTTGACCGAATGCTTGCCCGACTTCCTGGACGTATGCGCTGAATAGACGACGCGCAGCACGTCGAAGTATTCGACAACCGGCAAGTCTGATCGCAACAGTTCTTCGTTTGAAGCCGTGCCCACAATGTTTTGAGCAAACTTGAATTCCTCGCCGCATACGATGCATTCGCGCGCCCTAGTGTGGTTGTACGCGCCGCAACCGTCGCATATCTTTACCGGAGCATCGCCAGCGCGGCCCTTGCCCTTCGGGTTCGGGATAACCGGGTCGTTGATCGGCCCTAGCCGCCGCGTGTTACCGGCGAAGTCCAGGACAAGGCAATGATGCTTCGTAAACTCGAAACCCGGTATGTACTGTTGAACGTTGCGCCAATCGTACGGTCGCGTTCCACGGCCTAGCATCTGAACCCATAGGCCCGTTGACATGGTAGGTCGCATCATCGCGATTAGATCAACCGGGGGATGATCGAAGCCCGTTGTAAGAATGTCCTTATTGACGATGCAACGTAGTTCGCCGCGCTTGAACGCCGCAATCGTTTCGTCGCGGTCCTTGCGCTTCGAATGGACGACGCCGGTTGGAACCCCGAACGTCGATCGCAGCATTTCGCCGATATGCTCGGCATGTTCGATACCGCTCGCGAAGACAAGCCAGGACCGCCGTTGCATTCCTAGTTCCATGACTTCGCACAATGCCTTGTACGTTACGTCCGGGTCGTCAACTGCCGCCTGAAGTTGGTTTTCGGCGAAGTCGCCGGTTGACGACAAGCCGACGCCGGATACGTCAAGTTCGGTCGCAGTCTTCTTCGGGAAGATCGGCGCAAGATAGCCTTCCGCGATCAATCGACCGAAGCCTTCGATATTCGTCAAGTCGTACGCAATGTGACTGAAGATCGGCCCGTTGGTTAGAAGGCCCATGCCAAGCCGATAGATCGTCGCGGACAGTCCGATGATCTTCATGTACGGGTTGATCGCGAGTAAATCGAGTATCAGTTGACCGTACGAACTGTCCGCCGAAGGCCCTACTAGGTGCGCTTCGTCGATTACCAAAAGATCGCGATACCCTAGCACGCTGCGACCGTGTTCGTCGTACTTGCCAACCATTGACTTTACGCCGCCGAATACGATCGGCTGTATGAAGTCCTTTTGCTTCAACCCGGCGCTGTAAATCCCTAGCGGAGCGTGCGGCCAAATGCGTTGCATTTGCTTCGCGTTTTGTTCGATCAATTCCTTGATATGTGTTGCCATGATCGCCCGCGTTTGCGGGTATATCCGAAAGGCCCGTTCAAGGAACTTGCCGAGTACGAACGACTTGCCGGTTCCGGTTGGCAGCGCGATAAGCGGGTTCGCTCGAATGGGCCTGCCTTCGGCGTCGGTTCCGCCGTGTTCTTCGAAGAAGCGAAATAGCGCGTCAACGCTTTCTTCCTGATACCAACGGTCCAGGCCGACATGCGGGGGAGTTAGCGAAGTCGCGAGCGCCAGCGAAGCGTTCATACGATGCGCCGCCATTGTGGGCACCCGTTCGGGACATGCTCGCGCGGTATGTTGCCGTCGTGAACGCGACAGTACCATTGGCCGTCGTCAACCGGGCTGGCGTGTTCGCAGCTTCGGCAGTTCTTTTCCGGCGATGCGCCGTGGTGGCATATCGACGACAGGTGGCACATTTTGCAAGTGAAGAACGCGGCGCTTTCGGCGATCTTCGCCGGGGGCGTTTGACTGAATATGATGCGCCCGGCTTTGTCGTACAGGTTGACGCTATGGTTCCAATCGAGCGCGACGACTTCGAAATACAGTTCGTCGGTTTCTTTGTTGATCGCGCAGTAAACGGCGTACTTGAAGCCGTACGCCTGCCCGTACGAACACATTTGCGAATAGTGTTGCGGCTTCGACTTGCGGACGCCTTCGGCCTTCGACCGATCGCGAATGAGTTGCGGCCATTTCGACTTGATCGGCCCGGCAAGCTTCGCGAACGACTTTTCGTTGTGCGTCTTGTACTCGCCTAGAAGCGGTTCGTTGATTTCGTATCGCGGCGGCGCGACGAACACGCTGTCCAGGGAACCGCCGTAGTGCCCCTTGTGTCCGTTGATCTTGTATTGCTTACCGTCGCCGTCGAATTCGAAAACTTCGAACCCGATACGCTTCAGCCGATGAATGAACTTCGGTTCTTCGAAGTGACCGCGTTTGAACAGCCGATGCATTCGACCGTCGAAGCGTTCTTGCTTCAACCAACGGAAGTTCGACCACGCCCGACGCTCGCATTCCTGCCCGATTTCGGACGCGCCCAAGTGCCAGCGCGGGCCTTCTTCGTATTCGGCGAGGCTATCGGCTTCGACTTCCTGCGAAATCGTCGCGGCTAGCCGTTCCCGTTCAGTTTGGAAGGATAGATCGTACACGTCGCAACCCCTTAGGTGAACCGTGGCAGTTCATCGCAGCGCCAGTCGTAACAACGCCGCAATTAGGCAAGGGTCGCGGAATGCCCCTGCCACGGCTCGCCGAAGGGCCGGAACCGAAGTCCCGGCCCGCGATCGGTTATCGAGCGCCCCAAGCGGGCTGTCCGCCCCCGCCGCCCTGCGACCATTGCCCGCCGCCCGAAGGCTGCGCGCCCTGTCCACCGCCGCCGTTGCCGCCGCCCCAAGCGTTGCCGCCCTGCTGCGCGCCGCCGCCCTGGTTGTTCTGCTGCTGGTCGCCCTGCGGCTGTCCGCCACCTTGCGCCCCGCCGCCCCATGCGCCGCCACCTTGGGCCTGTCCGCCGCCTTGCTGCCCCTGCGGCTGTCCGCCGCCCCAAGCCGCATTGCCGCCGCCGGACGGCGCGCCGCCCGAACCGGACTTGCCGGGTTCGTTGCCGTTCACGTCGAACAGCTTCGCCATTTCGAACGTGTTCGGGTTGTCCGAACGCGGCTTCGTCTCGATCAAGAACGGCTTGCCGTGCAGTTCTTCGGTCGCGTTGAAGGCGAAGACGCCGGTAACGTGGCAGTACGCCGAAAGTTGCGTATTGGCGATACGAACGGCGTCGGCGCTCTTGTTGTGAAGGTTCAGGCGATCGACCTGTTGCGAACCCTTGAATGGGCCGTCGATCGCTTCCATGACGATTTCGAGATAACCGCCGGTGTTGTCCTTCGTCGGCTTCAGCGCCGTTCCGACGATCACGACGGGATGCTTGATCGCCTGCCCGTTGAAGGTCGCCGGAAGACCGCCGCCACCGCCGCCGTATTGCGGGTCGATACCGTTACTGTTGAACTGAAATGCGGGCATGTTCGTTCCCTTTCTCTCTTACTGAACGTCGCGGTTGAACAAGTCGATTGCCCCGCCCGTTGCGACGTGTACGGCGTTGGCAAGTTGGTTCCAGCTATACCCGGCGATCACGTTTGACGGCGTGCCTTGGGGAGCGGTTGGAATTGGAATAGTGCCCACAATGCCGAAGCGATTGCCAGCGACGTAAGCGGGTTTGCGTTCGACGCCCATAACGCGACCGTTGTTCATCGAAGTTGCAAGCTGCGCTTGATCGCCCTTCGTAATGAACAGCGGTTCATGGACGAAACCGATAAGGTCCGCCCATTGCGTAAGCATTTCACGCTTGCCGTAGTTCTTGTTGTTCTTCGGCGAATGCAACAGCAAATCCCATGCGTCGTATTCGCCAAAGGCCGGGTCGATCATCTTCGACGCGAACACATGCGCCGTAAAGATGATGTTGATACCGCCGTAAAAGGCTAGTTCGTCGCACGCGCTCAACAGCTTGGCGAACTGTTCGTTCGCATAGCCGTACGCCTTGCCGTACCCGCCAAGGGCGGCTTCCATCGTAATTCCCTTCGGATTACCTGGACGCCAATCTTTGTCGCTCGCGATCGTCTTTTCGTGGATACGCTGTTCAGTCGCGGTCGAACTGTCGAACACAAGCGATTGATACGGGAACTGCCCGCGCTGCGATCGAAGCTTGATATCGTCAACCGTCGCTAGCAGTTCGTCGAAGTGTTCGATTTGCTTCGTCTTCGGAACGTTGATCGAACCGTATCCCATTTCGAGCGGGATAAGAAGCGCCTTGGGAGCGCCGCAAGCGATCGTCGTCTTGCCCGCCTTTTCGACGCCGGATACGACGATGCGAGCGCCGACTTGCCGCGTCCCGGTTTCGATCGTGTCTAGGGCGGACGCTCCCGCACCGGCTGGCGCGGCGGTTCCGATGCCCATTTGCGCGAACGGGTTCGAAGGCACGCCCCCGGCATTTGTGGGCATACCGTTAGCGGCCATAGCCGAAGCGAAATCGTTCATGCGTCAACGTCCTTCAGTTCGGGTTCTACGCCGGTTCCGGCGCAATGCTTACAGGACTTAACCCATAGTGCGGAGCCGCGACATTCGCGGCAATTGCGGTCAAGTTCCCAAAGCTGATAGCCGCCCTTCTCCCCATGCGTGCAAAGACCTTCAGCCGACATAGCCCGCGTGTACAGGCCGAACGTCGGCGATCGCCGCATGGCTTCGGGATGGACGCAAAACGGGTCCATGTCCATATCCGCGCCCCAATATCGACAGGGAAGTTGCCCTTCCTGGCAGATACCGCCGCCGGTACAGGTGCGTTTCGTCATGTGTCAAACGTCCTTTCGGATACGTCGAACGGCCATACGGTTTCGCGATCTTCGTAATAATACGTCACGCGCTCGATACGCCGAACCTTGTTGCCTTCGGTATGCTTGATCGCGTCGGCAAGCGACGGCTCCCAAGCGAACGCTTCGCCGTCGTCGTCCGAAATGACGTGGAATTCCGTCTTCCAAACTTCGGCGGCTTGCGTCATGGCATGGGCCGTAGCGTACGCGCGTGCAATTGCCTTTGCGCTTCAGGCGTCTTGCCTCGCGCGCCGATTACAGCGAATACGCCCATGCTTGGCGTCTTGCGGCGAAGTGTTGCAGCGGCTTCATGGGCCGCTTCCCGATCGCCGTACATCGGACCGTTTACGAACGTGCGGCCAATTGTGCCGTAGTCCAATACGACGCCGTAATATAGCTTCCAATCTTTTTGCGCCATTGCGGTTGCCCTACATGAAGCGGACGACGGCGAGTAAGCCGCCGAAGCGCGTCGTCCTGAAGAAGAATTTGCCGGTCTTGTTGCGGGCGTAAAGCCGCCGACGAAGACGATCGATTTCCTTACCGGATAGATCGTATTCGGCAAAGACCGATAGCGGAAGCGCTTCGATTTCGGCGTCCGTTGGCGGGCGCTTGTTCGTCGCGAGGAATTGCGGTTCGACTTCGCCGATCGGTTCAGCCTGGACGGCAGCGGGGGCGGCGCGAACCGTCCCCCGCATACGACTAGGACGAAACCGGGTACGAAGACCTTCCCGGCGGTTCGGCCTAGCCACGCAACGTCGCCTTCGGTTCCTTGATTTCGAGCGACGGCGAACCCGTCGTGATTTCAAGGATACCGTCGATCAAGTCCTTGACGGCCTTGTGCGTCGGAAGCGCTTCGTCCAGCTTGTTGTATTCCGACTTGCTGAAGTCCGCCTTCCATACGATGATGCGTTCGGCGAGGAACTGCCCTTCGTTGCCAAGTGCAACGCACTTGTCTTCGACGGCTTCGATCGCGTCGTTGTCGCCGGACAGCTTGTAGTTCAGCTTGTGCCCCATCTTCAGGACATAGCCGCCGCCCAATTCGTGATTGTTGACGCCTTCCTTCGGCGTCGGGAAGACGTACGCGCCGACTGCCTTTCGGATTTCCATTTCGGAATTCTTCGCGGCTTCAAGCGTAAGCTTCGCTTGCTCCCAACGCTTCAAGAGAAGGTCGCGAGCGGCTTCGTCGAACGGCGCGCCTTCGACGTGTCCGATCACGCTAGCAACGCCAGCGTCGATCGCTTCCTTGGCGTGCGAGACGCACGACGACGCTTCGTTGCCGTCGTCGAAGCGCAGCTTCAACAGGGCTTGCGCCTTGCATTCCGGCGCTTCGCAAACAACAGCGACGACGGGAGCGGGAGCCGCGACAGGCGCGGCGGTTGCGGGTTGTCCCCATGACATACGACTGTACTCCAATTAGTTGCCCGGTTGCGATCGACGCTTCTTCAGCAATGCGTGACCCGAAGGGCTTCGAAACGCCGATCGCAGTTCGGTACATGAACGGGGGAAAACCCGAAGTCAACCTATATTTTACGGTTGCGGAAAACTTTTCCCCCTGTATGTTGCCGCCAAATCGCATCGGGGAACTTATGACCGCGCCGCCTGAAACGTCGCTTTTCGAGCGAACTAAAGCACTTGTCGAAGCTGCCCCGCGCCATATAACGCTTACCGTCATGGCGCGCGAAACCGGCCTTACCGTATCCTGGATATCGCGCTTCGCAGCGGGCAAGTTCCCGAACCCCGGCGTGCATCATGTCCAGGCATTGCACGACTATCTAGCGGGGCTTCATTCGTAATGTTCCGCAACATTCCGTCCGAAATGCATTTTTACCGTCAATGGATTTGCTGGCGTCTTGAAGATCAAGGCGGGCCGAAACCGACGAAGGTTCCGTATTCGCCGATCATCCCCGGCGCGAAGGCGAGCGTCGATAAGCCGGGCACATGGGGCGGGTTCGAAGACGCAATCGCCGCATACGAAAGCGGAGCCTTCAGCGGTATCGGCTTCGTCCTAACCGACGCGGACCCGTACGCCTTTATCGATCTTGACGACACGAAAGGCGATAACGAAGCGCTTCAGCGGCAACAGCGTATCTTTACCGAATTCCCGTCGTACGCCGAACGCTCGCCTTCAGGCACCGGCCTTCATATCATATGCAAGGGCAAGGTCGATCGGGGCCGCAAGCGCGCAGCGATCGAAGTATATTCGAACCTTCGCTTTATGACTATGACGGGCGAAATTTACCGGGACGCCCCGATCATCGATTGCCAGGAAACGCTAACGCTGTTGTGGCATCAAATGGGCGGACCGGCGGCGATACATCAATACGGCGGCAACGCCGAACAGAAAGAAGACGACGCAACGATTATCGGTCGCGCCTTGTCCGCACTGAACGGCGACAAGTTCCGCGAACTGCTAGAAGGGCGTTGGGAAGACCTGTACGCTTCGCAGTCCGAAGCCGATTTCGCATTCGTCGATATCGTCGCATTCTACACGCAAAACCGCGAACAGATTACCCGCATATTCCGCGCCTCGCCGTTGGGCGCTCGCGACAAAGCGAAGCGCAACGACTACGTAACGTATATGATAAACAAGTCGTTCGATCGCCAGCTTCCCGAAGTTGACGTTGAAGGCTTGAAGCTTCAGTTCGAAGACATGCTAGCGTCGAAGGATGAACCGATGTTGCCGGGGTTCGACGCCGGTAACGGGGGCGACGTGGAAGGACCAACGCCGCCCCCGGCCCATAGCGGCACCGGGCAGGACCGCGAGCGCTACACCGCCACCGCTCCGCAACAGGACGACGGCGCTCCAGGGGCAGGGCAAGACGTGCCAGCTATCCCCGGCGGCGTCAACGGCTCGATTGCTTTTCCACCGGGTTTAGTCGGCGAAGTCGCCAAGTTCATTTACGAAGCCGCGCCGCGTCCCGTATCGGAAATCGCACTTGTCGGCGCGATCGGCTTCGTATCCGGTATTGTGGGCAGGGCATTTAATATCAGCGCAACCGGCCTGAACCATTATACGATGTTGCTCGCGCCAACTGGCACCGGCAAAGAAGCGATCAACGCGGGCATATCGAAGCTTGTAACGGCTGTTCGGCCTAACGTACCGCCTATTCAAGATTTCATCGGACCCGCCGAAATTCGGTCCGACGCCGCGCTGTTGAAATGGCTTGCGAAGTATCCATGCTTCGTATCCGTTACCGGCGAATTCGGCCTTCGCCTGAAGCAAATGTCGGCAATGAATGCGTCGTCGCATGAAGTCGGCTTGAAGCGCGTCTTACTCGATTTGTTCAACAAGTCGGGACACGGCAATATCTTGAACCCGGTCGCATACAGCGACAAGGAAAAGAACACCGCCGCAATCAACGCGCCAGCCTTCAGCATGGTAGGCGAGACGACGCCCGAACGCTTTTACGACGCCCTGGACGAAATGATGATTAGCGAAGGCTTGCTGCCGCGCTTCTTGACGATCGAATACAGCGGCCCGCGTCCGGCCTTGAACGAAAACGCGCCATTCGCCCAACCGTCGTTCGCTCTAATCGAAATGGTTCAAGCGATCACCGTACATTGTCTAGAAGTCATGGCGAAAGGTTCCGTCGTCAACGTCCAAATGGACGAATACGCCGATCGGCTTATGCGCGACTTCGACCGCTACTGCGATGCTCAAATCAACGATCGCAACTCGCGTGAAGTGACGCGGCATATGTGGAACCGTGCCCACATCAAGGCGCTGAAGCTGTCCGCCCTGGTCGCTGTAGGCGTGTACCCGTACAAGCCCGTCGTCGATCGCGTTACCGCCCAATGGGCAACCGATATCGTCGTACGCGATATCCTGAACGTCATAGGCCGGTTCGATCGCGGCGAAGTCGGCACGAATGCGCTAGGGGTGAACGAACAGCGACAGATTGACGACATGGTTCGCGTCATAGCCGATTGGATGCGCGGCGACGGCTCGCAATGTGCGAAGTACGGAATGCCCGGTAACATGCACGCCGCCGGTATCATCCTAGGTTCGGCGTTGAACAAGCGTCTTATGGCAATGGCTTCGTACCGCAACGATCGAAGCGGCGCTTCAGGTGCGATCAAACGTACGATACAGTTCTTGCTTGACGGCGACGAACTTCGCGAAATCCCGAAAGGACAGATGCAATCTATGTTCGGTACGACCGCACGCGGATTTGCCATTAGTCGTCCTTCGACGTTCGCGTAACAGCATACGAAAGAGCATACGACGTAAAGCGCGTCTAATGGCGTCTAGTGCCCTGTAGTATGCCGAAACCCGCAGAAAACCGCCAGTTCTAACGTTTCTAGCGTTCTAATGATTTCCCTTCAACCTAGGTCCGATCAGGTACGACAGTAAGCTATACCATTATATTAGAATATTAGAATTATTAGAAAAGACTTAATTTCAGTCACTTAGGCATTTTACGGAATGCTAGAACCCGTTAGAAACGCCCTGGACGCACTTTTTATCGTATCCGGCGCATTTTCCGCTTGACACGTCGCAATCGTCGTATATGTTGTGCGTATCGAAACGGAAGGACTTGAACATGCGTACCGTCGAAAAGACCGCGACAACCGAAATCGTCGAAATGGGCGCGTACGTTGCGCCGGGCTTTCCGCCGTGTAGCGAATTCTATGCGTATGCTGGCGACAAGCTTATTCGGGTTTGTCCGTCGCTCGGCATGGCGCGCGAAGTGCTTGCCGGGTATTGACCGGCTGAATGTGGGCAGGAAGGGAAACGTCATGGTTATGACTTTCGACGAAGCTAAGCGCTTCCTTCAGTCGCACTATTCGAGCGACGAAATCGACGAAGATCGCGTTCGTCGCGACGATGAACATTGGGAACGTGTCGCTGGCGATGCTGCGAAGTTCCCTAACGCCGACTTGGATTTCATCGATCAATTCGGCGAAGCGGCGACAACGTATCTGGCGTTGAAGTAATGTCCTTCAACAGCAACAGCTATCATCGCAACCGCTTTCGCGAAGACGCCGTATGCTACATGCGGAACGCTCGCGAAAGCGAAGGCGAGCGTCGATCGTATTTCGTTCGTATCGCTAGGTTGAAATGGCGAATGTACTTGTCCATGCGCCGCGTATGCGAACTTGAGAAACGAAGGAATGGAAGGTAATGGCGAACGTATCTCTATCGCTTACGCCGATACAGGCGAAGGTTCTGTTCAACACGGTTGACGGCGCTTCGGACGCTGGCGCGTGCGAAGGCGGGTTGACGAAGCAAGAGCAAAGCGCGCTCGCGTCCGTCATGGACAAGCTGATATCGCAGCATGATCGTTGGAAGGCGGTTCGGCTTGACGACGGCTAGCGCATCCAGGGTTGTTACCAATCATGGGTCTATTTGCGTTTAGACCTAGGATATGTAACATGGTCGCAGCGGCCCAAAACGTACGTCGGCCTTGCGGGTGATTTGGCGAAGGTGGCACCTTCGGACGGAAACAGCCAACCGGGCAGGGGAATTCAATTGCGACCTATCGTATCGATGTTCGACGAAAGCGGGCTTATGCTTCGCCCTTGGGCGGAACGCGGCTTCGAATGCTATGCGTACGACAAGCTGAACGACGGTCGCGTTGAAACATTCATCGGGGGGGGCGTTATCCGATACGTCCAAGCCGATCTTATGCCCGATGATTGGCGCGTCGAAGGTTCGACGAACGCTGCGATCGAAGCGATTATCGCATTGGACCCGCTGTTCGTCTTCGGCTTCGGCCCATGTACCGAACTGGCGACGTGCGGTGCGAAGCACTTCGCGTCCAAGCTGGCGATCGACCCGGACTGTCAAGCGCGAGCCGTGGCGCTATGGCGTACGACGGAAACCGTCGGACTTCGTACCGGCTCGCCGTGGTTCGCTGAAAACCCGCGATCGGTCCTGTCCACCATGTACCGTCGCCCGGACTTCAAGTTCGACCCTGCCGACTACGGCGGCTATCTCGCCGAAGACGACGTACACCCGACGTATCCCGAAATCATCCCGCCGCGTGACGCCTATACGAAGGAAACTTGGATATGGCACGGCAACGGCTTCGTCGTACCGGGCCGTCGCTACGTCGTCGATTGCGGGTACTATCCCGGCTGGTCGAACCTTGGCGGCAAGTCTGAACGTACGAAGCGCATTCGATCGACTACGCCGCGTGGTTGGGCGATCGCCGTACACTTTGCGAACTGGACACTGAAGCAATGGCAAAAGGCAGCATGATCGAAGCCCTGTCCAGGGCGAAGCGTTGGGGCATGGGAACACCGCCAACGTACATGCCCCATCGCGGCGAGTATTCGCTATTCCGCAAGATGGAAGCGAAGGGCCTTGTCGTATGGCGCGAAGCCGACTTGACGAAGGTCGCATACGCCGGATACGAAATAACCGACGAAGGTAAGAAGGCGCTTGACGAAGCGCCGAAGCCGACTTAAGCCGTAGTCATGCGAACGATTGAATACCTTGTTGTCGCCGCCATTGGCCTAGGGTTCGCCCTTTGGGTTGCCGTGACGGCGTACACCGCGATCAACTCCGCATTCGAAAGGGCCGCATCGGCAATCGAACAGTCGCACTAGCTGAAGGAACCGGGCATGTTCTGGAAGATCGAATTGACGTGGCACGCCGAAGGGCGCGACCGCAAGTATCGTACCGTCCTAGAAGCGACAAGCTTCGACGACGCTCGCAAGGACGCGATCGCCGAAGCCGGGTTGAACCCCGATCGCGCCGTTGTCTGTACCGAAGGACAACCGTTCAACGACTTCGAATACGCCAACGTCGAAGCGTCCAAGCGGCGGTTCCTCAATAGCGCCGTCGCAATGTCGCCGCGCAAGTGAAAGGACGAACGACCATGATGTACGCCGACGACGCGCGCGACGACGAACCTGGTCTTGTCGTCATGCGACCCGTAAGAGGCTTCGGCCTTATCCGGCGATCGTATCAGCTAGGCGACGGCAACGGCGGTACGATCGTCGTCAACGGTAACGCCAAGCTGTACGAAGTCGCCGACGAATGCGGTATGCCCCATTGCTGGCATTGCGGCGAGCCGCAAGACGATTGCGCTTGTGCGGCGCTGAAGGCGTACGGCCTTGTGTCGATCGATCAAGCGCGACGGTTGGCGATGTTCAACCTTCAGCTTCGCGAGACGCAACGTATCTTCGACCCGAACCGCGTCTATCCGGGCGATCGCCGCGATTGGAGCGCCTACGTCGTCGAAGCGGGCGCTTGGGCCGTGCTGGCGTTCCTCGCCGCTGTAGTGTGGGCAGCGTTGACCGCTTAGGCGATCTAGGGTACGCCCTGTCCTGGACGTAGCAGGGGGCGGCAATGCGCGACGAACACGGCAAGCGCGTTTGGACATGGTTCGATCGCATCGTGTACGGCCAAGCCGCCTTTCAAGTCGCTTGCTTCGTCTTCCTCGCAATCGCGGCATTGTTCGCCGCCTACTTCGGATAACTCACATGGCACGCAAGAAGACTTCCGCCGACGTATCCGCCGTCGCTTCGCGTATCCTCGCAACCGACAATCCCCTTGACGCCTATCGCGGCAAGATCGCCGTCGCAATCCAGGAATGCGGCTTGCCGCTGAACGAACGCGCCGTCGCCGTCTTCGTCGATCGCATTTCGGACGCGCTTGCGCCGATGATCGCCGATATGCGGACGCTCGCCGGTTCGGCGCTTTCGCAGGACGAAGAACCGGCGGTCAAGTCGGGCTTCGACGCGGGCGACGAAGAACTTGCGGGCAACTAGGCCGTGTCGGATAACGTCGTCGGCTTACGCGGCGTTGTCCCGTCGCAGGGCAAGCAAACCCTACTCGATACCGTCGCGGTAGCGTACGATGAACTGGCGAAGCACGGCGAACCTGTTTGCGTCGTCTTCGCCGTCGTCGCCGAAAAAGGCGCTTGCCGTACCGGATATCATACGCTATCGCCGATCGACGATCGTAACTGTCTGTACATATCGCGCGCCGCAACCGCGATCATGGCGGACCTTGCGAACGTATGGGATGAAACCGACTAACCGGGCAGGTTGACATGCAACTAGCAACACATGAATACGTCGCAATCGCTCTAATGTTCGTCGGTTCGGCGATCGCATGGGGCGCTTCGCATTACGCCGAACATCGCTCGCCGCGTATGCACGGTTTTATCGCCGTTGGTATGGCGATGATGTTCGCCGCGTTCTTCCTATGACGTACGACGAAGCTTACAGCGAAGCGATCGACGGCGCATGGGTTCGGGCAACCGACATGAACCCCGGCGTGTACATATCGTACAACTTCGACGGCCTTCGTATCAATCACCCTGGCGGCAGTTCGTCGGGCTGGCACGCTCGCGATATCGACCGCGCCGCCGAATGGGAGATATGCGGACCGCCGGAAGCGCCGTGTCCTGAACCGAAGCCGGACAAATGGGGCAGGCCGGTTCCTTGCGCCCCGTTCACCGGACCGGAAGCCGACGCATACCACAAGACCTTACCGCCGATCGTCGAAGGTTGGGGCAGCAAGACGCCGGAACCGGCGAAGGACAAATGGGGGCGTAAGCATGGCTAGGTTAATACAACGGGGAACGACGAACGGTTTCAGCTTCAGCGAAAGCTTGATCGGAAGCGTCGGACCCTTCCGCGTAGTTCCGATCGGCAATACTTCGTATGCGGTCAATCCTTTAGCGGCGCGTCGTGTCGCGAAGGCAAACGGGGCGTTCGGCTTTTGGCGGCTGAAGCAAAGGGGATAGCAATGTCGCTTTTCAATATGGAGCCGCACCCGAAGGACGGCAAGCTTGTTGACGAAACGCCGAACCGCGTTGTTGACGAAGAAGGTTTCGTTGTCGCGCAGTTCCGCTTTTACAACGATGCAAAGGCTTACGTCGAAGCGGTCAACAGCAACTTCCCTTGCGCTGAATACAGCATCGAAGGCGAAGAAGCTTGACGCCCGATCAATTGGCGCGTTCCAAGTCGGAACACGCCGAACAACGCGCGCTATTCGCATGGGCGAACATGGCAGCGAATTTCGGCTTCGTCGCAGCGAACGACGATCGATCGTATTCGGTCAAGGGACACGCGGCGAGCCTAAGCGGCGCTCGCGTCGAAGCCCTGGACCGGCTGTTCGCCATTCCCAACGGCGGGCCGCGCGACAAGATCACGGCGGGCAAGCTGAAGGCCGAAGGCGTCAAGAAGGGCGTTCCCGACGTACTGCTACCGCTCCCGATCGGGCGATGGGCCGGGCTGTTCATCGAATTGAAACGTATGAAGACCGATACGCAACGGGCGGGGACGACTTCGGACGATCAAGACGATTGGACCGGGTATCTGCGCGGCGTCGGATACGGCGTTGCGGTCGCGTTCGGCTGGCGCGAGGCAGCGAAGCAACTTCAGTCGTACATTGAATGGAAGGGGAACGAATGAAAGTCGATCTAACGCCAGTTCAGCGCCGATCGTTGACGATGATCGAACGCGGCTTCAAGGTCCGCAGGGTGACGATCGAAGCGCTGTTCGCAAAGGGCTTCGTAACCGGCACAATCGCCAAGCCGCGATTGAACGACGCCGGACAGCGCTTCGTCAAGCATGGCGAGTTGCCCACAAGCGAAGGCGTCGGCGGTTGACACCGTAGGCCGTCCAGGGCATAGCGGATTTGCCTTTCAGGCATCCTCTCCCAAACTTCCAACGGCCCGGCGGCTTCGGCTTCCGGGCCGCTCTTTTTGTGCTTGACATACCTTCGTAACCGTCGTAATCGTCGCATACCGCAACAGGAACGAAGGACTACCGACATGACGCAAGACCAAAAAGATTTCATCCAGGCGCTTCGCACGGTTAGCAACGAAATCGCCGATTGGGCCGAACAGCGTATCGCCGACGGCGCGACCTTCGACGAAATGCAGTCGCAGCTTCGCAACGCCGTGAAGCTTGTTGACGGCTGGCGCATCGGGCGCGGCGTCTAAACCAACCGGCGGGGGCTTCGGCTCCCGCCCCATTTGGAGTACCGGGCAATGGATATCGTAAGCAAGGCGGAAACCGCCGAACAATTTCGCAAGGAAGTGATTACGTTCTTCGACGATCAACTTGAACGTCTTGATCGCGAAAAGCGTACCATGCGTCCGACGAAGAAGATCGACTTGGCAACGTTCAGCGCTCGCCGTCGTATGATCGAAAGCAACCGCGACTTCTTCTTCAACCTGAAGATCGACGGCAAGGGGTTCGGCGAATGAGCATTCACGATCGTATCGGCGAACAAATCGACTTGGCGAAGGCGTACGCCGAAGACGGCGCGTTCAGGACAGCCGCACGCATCTTCCGCAATCTCGCCGAAGAACTGGACGCCCATTCGAAGCATTGCGACGGCTTGCTTACGGAACTGAAGAAGCCGCAAGGTTGACGTATCAAGGGGCGGCGTTCATCGTCGCCCCGTCGATCGCAAGAGGGTCCGCAATGTCTCGATACGACCGCTACAGTCGAAGTCGCCCGAAGCCCGCCGTTGTGCCTGTCGCGCCTGTATGTGGGCAGGTGAACGAAGGCGACGAATACGTTTGCCGGGCTTGCTGGCTTCGTTGGCCGATCGTCGAAGACCGTCCGCCGTGTCCGAAAGGCAACGGTCCGATATCCCCCGATTACTTCGAAACTGTGGATAACTTGACGGAACCCGATTAGGGGTCCAATGTTCCTTACCTGGACGGGACGATAATTCGCCTAGACAGGAAAGGACCGGGCAAATGGGCCAAATTGACACTTCCGAAGCGTTCCTTCGCGCGTTCGAAGCTTCGGATTGCGAACAGTTGATCGAACACGTTCGCAACTGGTTTGAAACGCCGTATCGCACGCCGGACAATTCAATCGACGTAGCGCAATGCTTCCATACTGCCATGACTGCCGCTTTGACCGCGCGCGAGGAAGAATGTCGTCGTCACTGGCGGCTAGCTGAAGCCGATCGCTGGCGGCAGGCTCGCCAGCGCTTCGACGCGGGGATGCGAGGCTTCCTTGAAGGCGTCGGCGGCGCTGCCAAGCCGGAACCCTACCGGGGCGAAGCGGACGACCAGGAAGCGCGAGCGACCGCCCAACCGGCAATCGGGCGCGGCTGGCATGTGCCGCAAGTCGCTTCGCGCCCTAGGGGAAGGCCCCGGAGCGCTCCGCAGTCGTCGCAGCGTAACGCATGGGGGCCGCAACCGCAGCACGCTTAACCGTACTTCGTAACGGATTGTTAACCGGGCAGGACTAAACGGGGCGGCGTAACCGAAAGGACGCCGCCCCAATGTCAAAGACTAGAGCGCAACGCGAAATGGAACTTATGGCGCGCACGCTTGGATATCGAGACGTACGCGAAGCATTGGAAGATCGCCGCCGTAAGAATGTCGAAGCCTATGCTGGCGAGGAACGGCGACGGGAAGAACGGCGTATCGCCGATCGCCTCGCCAACGACAACCGCGAAGTCGTCGATTGGGTAAACCGCTTCGACGCCGCGCGATCGGGGGTTCAATGAACTTTTGGTACATCGTTATCGGCGTCGTCTTGTACCTTGGCGTACTGTCCGCCTTGTGCGAAGGCATGGCTTGGCTTAGCAACCGACGCTTCCGGCGTAGCATGACAAAATGCGACGAACCGTTGAAGAAACCGCTTGACGAATGATCGCAACCGTCGTATCCGTTGGACATCGAAACGGAAGGACTGTTGAAATGGAAATCTTCGTTGGAACGTTCGTTTTCGTCTTCGTCGCGATCGTCGTCGGCGGCAACCGCGCGCTGAAGGCGCTTGCGGCGCACAAGGCGAAGCGCGAAGCCGATCGGCTGAACCGCATTGCATCCAGGGCGAACCGGGTTGACTATCGCGGCCCGACGTACAACGCGCACGGTCGCGAAACCAACTAAGGGGACAGGCAATGCGCGAGCAAACAAGAGACGTGACGTACGAACTGTTGCGTGGCGAGGAATACGAAGAAGTTGAATTCGTCATGCACTATTCGCCGTGCAACGCCGAACCTGACGTTGGTATCATGGGTTCTTACGTCGAAGACGTTTACTACACGATGGACGGCAAGAAGGAAGAACTGCCGTCCGATTTAGCGGCGGCTATCGAAGCGGACAAGAAATGGCAGGAACGCCAAATCGAAGGCGCTTGCGAAGAATACGACGAAGGGTACGACGATTACCCGGAATACGACTAGGCGAGTTTTTCACAACTTAGGCGACTTGCCAGTTGACGGCGCGCGCGACGGCGGGGCAAAGTCCCTGCCGTCTTCCGTTTCCGGGCAGGGGTTAGCTACATGGAATATACGTCGCGTGCGATCGCCGAAGGCTTCGACTATCAGGCCGAAGCCGACAAGACGTGTTCGATCGAATTCAATCCGCAGAACGTCAACCGCGAAGCATTCCTTGCGAACCTTCGCAGCTTCGCCGAAATCGCTTCGGTCCTGAACCTGTACAAGAAGCTGTTGTTCCGGGGCAAGACGCCCGGCGAACTCGGCATGGTTGGACCGTTGGAACCGGCGTCGTTGCTCGGCTTCTTCGCGTCGTCCGATATCGACCTTGTTCATGGCTTGCTCGGCATTGCGACCGAAGCGGGCGAAGCCGTCGAAATCCTCGCCGACATGATCGAAGGCAAGCGGCCCGATCGCGTTAACGCGGTCGAAGAAGTCGGCGATCTTCGCTGGTATCAGAACCGCGTACTTCGTTGGGCTGGCGTTACCGACGAAGAAGCGGAGCGATCGAACATCGCCAAGCTTCACGGTCGCGGCTTCGCATTCGGCTTCAACAAGCACGCGGACAGCAACCGCGACTTGGACAACGAACGCGCGATCTTGACGGCTGGCGTCGGCGGGGCCGCGCCAACGCTGCCCTTGGGGCCGCACGGCGACGAAGAACAGCGCCGCAAGGGTCCGATCGGCGATTGCGAAGGAATGGACTGTTGACGAAGCTATCGCGCATCCTGGACGCGCTGAAGCAACGCCGGACGCGGGTTGTCGAGCCGACGCCCGCGCCCGAAGCCGTCGAACCTGTCGCAAAGGTGGACAAACCCGCCGAACCGGCACGCCGCTACATGAAACAGGCCGACTAGCGCTTGCATCGCGCCAGCGGAGCGCCTAGAACGCTTCGACCGATCGCCGCAACGATCGTATGGAACCGGGCATGACGAACGAACAGCTTATGAGCCTTGGCGGCGTCGTTTGGAGCGACGCCCATTTGTGGGCAATCCCCCTGGACGGCTCGCGCCCCATTCCCATTACCGGACCGCAAGGCGAAGAAGCGTTTCGCAATCTTCGCAACGCATCGTTGCTTATGTTCCAAACGCTATCGCACGCCGAAGTTTGGACCGAACGCCTTAGCGTTTGGTTGGAAGCGGCAGGCGGCGAAGAAGCTGTGGATAGCGTGTTGAAAATGCAATCGGCCATTCGTGTTAGTCGTCGCTGCGCGATCGAAGGGCTGGAAAATATCGCAGCTATCAAAAAAGGTACTTGACACTATCGTATTCGTCGCATAGTGCGGCGATCGGCATATCCGCAAAGGTTGCCGGGTGAAACCAGGAAAGGGAATACAATGGCACTTTCGAAGAAGAACGCCGCGCTTCTCGGCGTGATCGTCGCCGCAATGGCGAACGAAGCGGCTCCGTACCACATGGCGTCCGAAGCCGATATCGCCGGGCTGGCGAAGGAAGGGCTGGTCGAGACGAACGCCGAAATCAAGGACGGCGACAAGTTCGCGGTCCGCGCGACCGACGCCGGTATCGCTGCCCACAACGCGGCGGGTGCTTCGGGCGACAGCGGTTCGACGACTTCGACGCCTTCGGCTTTCGTGATCGACGACGGCGTTCCGCTGCCCGCCGGTCGCGGCGGTCGCGGTGCGAACGTCTATCCGTTCGATGCGCTCGGCGTGAACCAGTCGTTCCACGTCCCGGCGTCCGACGCCAAGCCGAACCCGGCGAAGTCGCTCGCTTCGACCGTTTCGAGCGCGACGAAGCGCTACGTCGGCAAGGGCGATCGCAAGTTCGTCGTTCGCAGCGTCGGCGACGAAGACCCGCGCGGCAAGGGCGCTCGCGTCTTCCGCACCGTCTAATCCGGCGGGTTCATCGATCGCGGTTCCCCCTTCGCGATCGTTTGGGGAAAAGTCCGGCAGGCTCGCGCCTCGCCGGGCTTTTCTTTTGCCGTCCAACCTGCCATACGTCGATCGGGTTAATTCGGGTCGCGGGGTTGATATGTTGGGGGTTATGGCGAACAATCGAATTTCGACGGATTTCGCATTCGAAGCCGCCAAGGGGACGCCCGCCGTAGCGGCGGCGGCATGGACGATGAACGACGTTTTGATCGCAATTTCGATCGCATACGTCGTCTTCCAATGCCTCTATCTGGCGCGCAAATGGTGGCGAGAGGAAAAGGAACGTCGAAGTGCCGAATGAACCGACGCGCATTCCAGGCGGCAAGCTTACGCTCGCGTCGATCGTCGGTATCGGCGTTGCGATCGCGCTAGGCACCGCCATTCCGAAGGAAGAAAGCGGGCGGACCGTCGAAGCGACGATCGCCCAAACCGGCGAACTTCAGGTCCGCCATATCAGCGGCAAGCAATATCTCCGCGCATATCTCGATATCGTCGGCGTTGCCACGGCTTGCGACGGTATCGCCTACGTTCCCCGCAACGCCGTCTATACCGAAGCGCAATGTACCGCGATGCTCGAACGCGAGTTGATCGAACACGCGACCGCCGTAATGGCGTGTACGCCGGGTTTGGCGCTTTCGTCGAACCCTGCGATCGAACGCCAGCGCGAAGGACCGCGCTTCGCCGCCGTGTCGCTCGGCTATAACATCGGAACCGGGCGGTTCTGTCGATCGACGGCCCGCGCCCGCTTCAACGCCGGACGCTACCCGGAAGGGTGCGAGGCGCTGAAGCTATGGAACCGGGCAGGCGGCGTCGTCGTGCGCGGCCTTGTCAACCGGCGAGCGCGGGAAGCCCGCGTATGCCACAACGGCCTAGGGGCGCTCTAATGGCCTATCTGAAGCTTGCGAAGACCTTCGGCCCGTACGTCGCGATCGCGCTGTTGATCTTCGCCGTCCTTTGGCTTCGCGGCGACGTGATCGGGGCGAAGTCTGAACGCGATCTTGCCAACGTCCAGGTTGGCTTGCTGCAACAGGCGAACGCCGCGAACGTCAAGATCATCGAAGCGTTCGGACAGCAACGCGAAGACAACGACAAGATCGCCGAAGCCGTCGCCGAAGCCGTCGCGTCGAACAACCGCGCCGTCGATTTGACGCGCCAACGATTGAGGGAAGCGCAAGATGAACCGGGCGTTCGTGATTGGTATAATGAGCCTGTCCCTGGCAGCGTGCAAGACGCCCTTACCGGCGGTTGAATTTCGCACGCCGCCCGCCGACGTACCCGACGCGGCCCTTGTCGCGCCTTGCGATACGTCGGACAACGCCACGCCGACAAACGGCGCGCTCGCCGAAGAACTGAACCGGGTACGCGGGCAGCGCAACGAATGCGCTATCCGCATGGACGGCGTTCGCCAGCATCGCGACGACGAACTTCGCCGCGCTTCCAATCCCCGGTGAATGTGGGCATTCCACTAGACCGAAGCCGCACGATTGGTTAATGTACGCCGCATGTCCTGGAACCGCGAACCGCCGCCGATCTTCGAACATGAAGACGAACTTCAACTGAAGTTGGAATACGCGCGCATTGTGGCGCGTAACCCGAACGCTCGCCTTACCGCCGGGTATCAGGTCTTCCCCGGCGAAGACAACTACGGACGCGCCATGCAAGCGCAAGCGTGGTTGTCGGACCCGATCGTTCAAGAGGAAATCAGCCGTCTTCGCGATAGCGGCGAAGCCGAAAGCCTGTTGCCCGAAGTTTCGTCCGTCAAACTCGAAATCCTTCAACGGGCGCGCGGCGCGATCGACGACAAAGACGCCGCTGCGCTGTACAAGCTGTATCTCGAAAGCGAAGGTGAAATCCAAAAGGGTCCGGCGATTATCAACGATAATCGGACGGTCAACGTACTTCGCGTTCCCGCGCGCGATACTACGCCTGAAGACGACGAAGACTTTGATCGGCGGTTTTACCTTCAACAGAATGCGTTGATCGCCGATGCCAAGTCCAAACGAACCGTCGCGGCTTAACAAATGGGGCAAAGCGGTTGTCGGCGCGATCGCCGGGGCAACCCTTGTCAGTGCGGCGGCGCTCGCCACGCCGCACGACGGCGTTCAACTCGAATACGGTTGGTCTTACCTTAAGGGTACGTCGCAGGAATTCGCGCTTCGGACGAATGCGAACCATATCCTGTATCACGGCACGCGCGGTCCAGGTAAGACCGATTGCCAGCTTGCGCGCTTCGCTTCGAACGTCGGCGTCGGATACGGTTCGTATTGGCGCGGCGTTATCTTCGATCGGAAGTACAAGAACCTTGACGACTTGATTATCAAGTCCAAGCGTATCTTCAAAAAGATATTCGGCAACAAGTGCAAGTTCCTTGAAAGCAAGGGCGATTACAAATGGGTTTGGGATACGGGCGAAGAACTTATGTTCCGCCAGTTCCTGAAGTCCGACGACTATTGGAACTATCACGGTCAAGAATTCCCGTTCATCGGTTGGAACGAACTTTGCAAGTATCCGAATTCCAACGCATACGATAGTATGATGAGTTGCAATCGTTCGTCCTGGACGCAAGAGAAGGACGGCGTATGGCTTGAAGGCGAAAAACGTTGGAACCTTGCGCCGATACCGCTTGAAGTCTTCAGTACGACGAACCCTTACGGACCGGGGCACAATTGGGTTAAGGCGAAGTTCATTGACGTTGCGCCGGTTGGGCGCGTTCATATTACGGAAGTTCAAGCCTTCGACCCGCGTATCAAGCAAGACGTGACGGTTCGACGGAAGCAAGTTGCGATCTTCGGTTCGTACAAGGAAAATCCGTACCTGGACCCGATATACGTTGCCGAACTCGAAAGCATTACGGACCCGAACAAGCGCGCGGCTTGGCTTGAAGGGGATTGGGATATCGTCGCTGGCGGCGCGATCGACGACGTTTGGCGTAAGCATATCCATATCCTGCCGCGCTTCGCCATTCCCGAAGGTTGGCGCATCGATCGCGCATTGGATTGGGGCAGTTCCCATCCTTGTAGTGTGGGCTGGTTTGCCGAAGCCAACGGGGAAGAAGCCGTAATCGAGTACGACGACGGTTCGACGGTTACGTTCTGTCCGCCGCCGGGTTCGATAATTCAAATCGGCGAAGTGTACTTGACTGAAAAGCTAGGTTCGAACGTCGGGTTGCGTTTGAGCGCGCCGACGATTGCTGAAAAGATCAAAGCTTACGAAATGCGGCTTATGGCCGAAGGTTGGATTGAACAGCAACCTTGGCCTGGACCCGCCGACAACCAAATCCGCGACGTACGCGAACAAGACGTTGATACGATCGAAAAGAAGTTCGCCGACAACGGGGTTCGTTGGGAAAGGTCTGATAAGTCCCCCGGCTCGCGCAAGAACGGGTTGCAGCTTATCCGCGATCGTTTAGAAGCTGCGATGATCGGCAAGGAAGAACCGCACCTATACTTCATGGATAACTGCCGGGCTTCGATCGCGACATTGCCCACATTGCCGCGTGACGAAGACGACCCGGACGACGTAGATACCGAAGCTGAAGATCATGCTTACGACATGGTTCGATATCGTGTATTGAAGGGTGCGAACCGGCTTGCGAAGAAGCTAAAGGCTAATTGGGCAAGCTGAAGGCGGGGAATAGTATTATGGCAAATGTCGGCTTCGTTCATCCCGAAATCAAGGTTCGTATCCCGTCGTACGAACTAATCCGCGATTGCATCGCTGGCGAAACAACAATCAAGTCGCGGAAGGAAAAGTACCTTCCGAAGCCGAACCCCGAAGACACGTCGGAAGACAACAACAAGCGGTATAATGCCTATTTGACGCGCGCCGTCTTTTACAACGTAGCGCAGCGCACGCTTGCCGGACTTGTCGGGCAAGTCTTCCTTCGCGACCCTTCGGTTAAGGTTCCGCAGTTGCTTGAACCCGTCGTAATCGACGCAACCGGGTCCGGCGTGCCGCTAGATCAACTCGCGCAAGAAGCAACCGGCTTCGGCGTCGGCTTCGGGCGCTTCGGCCTGTACGTCGATTACCCTTCCGTACTCGCGCCGGAAAGCGAAGTCGAACCGGGCGACGACGCGCAGCCGGGGGCGACTGTCGCCGATCTTGAAACCGGCGAAGTTCGCCCGGTTATCCGCGTCATTCCGCCTTGGGATTGCATTAACTATCGCGTCAAGCGGCGCGGTGCGAAACTCATTCTGTCGCTTGTCGTCTTCCGCGAAGACGCCGTTGTTGAAGACGACGGTTTCGAGACGAAGAAGAAAGATCAATGGCGCGTCCTTCGCCTGGACGAAAACGACCTTTACGTTATCGAAGTGTACCGCAACAAGAACGGGACGAAGGCGGACGAAACGTACTTCCCGACGGACGCGAGCGGCGCACGCCTGAACGAACTTCCGTTCATCTTCGGCGGTTCGACGAACAACGACCCGAAGCCGGACCTTATGCCGATGTACGACCTATGTTCGTTGAACATCGCGCATTACCGCAACAGCGCGGATTACGAAGAAGCCGTGTACATGCTTGGACAGCCTACGGCGTGGTTCGGCGGTCTTACCGAAGAATGGGTAAAGAACGTCATGGGCGGAACCGTGGCGCTCGGCTCGCGATCGATTATCCCCCTTCCGCAGAATTCGTCGGCGGGCTTGCTTCAGGTCGAACCGAACACGCTCGCGAAGGAAGCGATGGACCAAAAGGAAGCGCAAATGCTCGCGCTTGGCGCGAAGCTGGTCGAAGGCTCCCAAGTCGAACGTACGGCGACGGAAGCCGATATCGACAATGTTTCGGAAACGTCAATTCTATCGACCGTCGCAGTCAACGTCGGCAACGCCTTCGAATGGGCGTTGGGTTGGGCGGCGAAGTTCAGCGGCGCGGACGAAGGCGGTATCGAGTACGACTTGAATACCGAATTCGACCTTGTGAACCTGTCGCCGGACGAACGCCGCCAGCTTCTTGCCGAATGGCAGTCGGGCGGTATCCTAGACGAAGAATACCGCGACAACATGCAACGCGCCGGTATCGCAACCGTGCCGTTCGCGCAGTTCAAGACGAAGGCAGCGGAGCAAGACGCCGAACGCATGGCGAACGCCGTCGCCGAAGCGGAAGCCTTGCATAGCGCGACGGGCGGCAACGACCCGCCGGGGGCATAATGGCCGAACTGTTCGATATCGTCGTTCGCCGTCAAATCTATATCGAAGGTTTGAAGGCGACAAAGGGCGTCGAATTCGCCGCCGCGCTCGCCAAGCTGCGAACCGAACTGGCGCACCGGCTGGCGGGCTTCGAATACGACGATCTAGGCAACGCAACGAAGACTTCCATTCGCAAGTTGATCGTCGATCTTCGCAAGATCGCGAAGGCCGTCTTCGACCCGTACCTTACGGCGTTGATCGATTGGCTTCAGCGCTTCGTTCGCGTCGATCTAGCGTTGCTCGCCATGTCCTACGGCGAAGCCCGCCCCGATCGCCGGGACGCGCTTCAAACGGCCCCGAACAGCGATGATATGTGGGCACTGGCGATCGCCGCCCCGTTGGCTGCTACGGGGACGCTGGCGCTGCCTTTCCTCGCCGCGTTGCTGCCTTCGTTGTACGTCAAGCTTGAACGATTGACGATGCAACACTTCGCCAATCGTTCGACGCGCGCCGACTTGATTACCGCAATCGTCGGTTCGCCGAATACGAAAGAAGCGCAAGGTTATCTTCGGCAGTTGCAAGCGCAGTCGAACGCCGCGACGAACACGGTTCTTCAGCATCTTGCGAACCAAATCAACGATACGTTGGGTTCGAAGATCGTCGGCTTTTACGAATGGGTTTCGGTCCTGGACGACAGGACGACGAAGATTTGTACCGATCGCGACGGCAACCGCTACGCCTACGGTCGCGGTCCTATTCCCCCGGCGCACGTCAATTGCCGATCGACGACAGTACCCGTCGATATCGACGCGCCAGCCTCGCCGAACAGCTTCAGTCAATGGCTTCGGGGACAACCCGACGAATTCGTTTCCGACGCCCTAGACGGACGCCGGGGCGCTCGATATGAACGTGCTTCGCCGATTACCCTGAACGCCTATGGCGCGAAGGGTCCGCTAATCACCGCGTAAGGAAGGACAATCCGATGAAACTGAAGTATCTGTTGAATTCGACGGCGTACAACAGCCTGGACGACGCCCACAAGGAATTCTACATCGCAGGCGACAAGGACGGCGAATACGTCCTGGATATCGACGGCCTTCCGCAAGGCGAAGATACCGGCCCGCTGAAGCGCGGCTTGGAAGCCGAAAAGGGCAAGTCGAAGGAACTGAAGCGCCAGCTTGACGAAGCGAACGCGAAGATCGCCGACTTCCCCGACGTGGAAGCGTTGAAGAAGACGCACGAAACCGAAACGGCGAAGCTGAAGACGTTCGCCGACAAGTCGCTGAAGGACGGCGTTGCAATGTCGATCGCGTCGAAGATTTCGAACGCGCCGAAGTTGCTCGCACCGGAGATTGCGGCGCGTATCAGCGTCGATATGACGGGCGACGAACCGAAGACCGTCTTCCTGGACAAAGACGGCAAGCCGGACGCAACGTTGACTGTGGAAAAGATTTCCGAAGAATTCGTTGCAAACCCGGATTACAAGGCTATTATCGTCGCATCGAAGGCGACCGGCGGCGGTGCCCCGGCCCGGCCTTCGATCAAGCCCTTGGGCGGCGGTGCCCCGCAAGGCGAACAAGGCAACCAATTCGACGCCGCGAAGGCCAAGCCTGCCGACATGGTAGCGCACCTGAAGGCGAAGAAGGAAGCCGCAGCGCAACAGCAATAGCGCGGTTCGTTCTGTCCGTCGTAATCGGCGAATACCGCGCGGTCGAAAGGGAAATTCAATGGCACTCTCCGATCTGGCGGTATTCTCCGAATACGTCTATTCGTCCATGTCCGAAGTCGTCGCGCAGCAGGTCGAACTGTTCAACGCGGCGTCGGGCGGCGCGATCATCTTGCGGCAGGCCGCGAACGAAGGCGACTACAGCGACATTGCCCTTTGGGCGAAGATCAGCGGCCTTGTCCGCCGTCGCAACGCCTACGGGACCGGCGCGCAGGCCGCGAAGGAACTCGAACACCTGATCGATACGATGGTCAAGGTTGCCGCCGGTACGCCGCCGGTCAACATGCCGCCGTCCATGTTCACCTGGATACAGCGGAACGAGGAAGAAGGCGGGGCCGTCGTCGGACAGCAGCTTGCGGGCGACATGCTCGCCGACATGCTGAACACCGCGATCATGGCGTTCGTCGCCGCCGTGGACGGCGAAGCCGCCGTGACGCACGACTACAGCGCCACCGGCACGGCGAAGCTGTCCGAACTGAACAAGGCCGCTGGCAAGTTCGGCGATCGCGCGACCGACATTCGCGCGTGGCTGATGCATTCGAAGGTGCTGTTCGATATCTTCGGCACGGCGCTGGCGAATACCGAAGCCCTGTTCAACTTCGGCACCGTCAACGTTCGCCAGGACGGCTTCGGACGCCCGTTCGTCATTACCGACAGCGCATCGCTTATCAACACGACGCCGAACCCGGACGTTTATCGTTCGCTTGGGCTTGTCGTCGGCGGTATCGTCGTCGAAGCGAACAACGACTTCGACGACAATATCGAAACGTCGAACGGCGACGAGAATATCCAGCGGACCTATCAGGCCGAATGGACGTACAATCTCGGCGTCAAGGGATACGCCTGGGACAAGGCGACCGGCGGCAAGTCCCCGAACGACGCGGCCCTTGCGACCGCGAACAATTGGGACAAGTACGCCACGTCGCACAAGGACACGGCGGGCGTTATCCTTCTTTCGCAGTAACGCGCGATCGGCGGGGGCGGGCTTTCGGGTCCGCCCCTAACGTCGCATCCGTCGCAGGCGGGCGCGTCGTTAGGGCAACTTCGCAACCGGGAAGGTTTGAATATGGCAAAGCGTAAGATCAAAGTCCTGTACTTTCTGAACGGTCCGTCAACGACCGAAGACGACGAAGCCGCGATCGGGCAGTTCAGCGCGCTTCACAACGTTTGCTTGCGGAACGCGCAGTACATCGGCGACAACGACGCGATCGAAGACTTCGATATCGTCGCCGGGCACGTCCCGTCGTCGTATGTCGCAGCCGCCGAAGAAAAGGGCGAACCGCCGATCGTCGCCCTTCCGAAGACGCCGATCGAAAGCGTCCAGGCGGGAAGCCCGCTCGCGCCCGCCGGGGACGCGCAGGACGACGCCGGAGCCGGTGACGCCGCTTCGGGAGCCGGGGACGCCGGACAGCCCGCCAGCGGGCAGGAAACGGCCCCTGTCGAGCCTGCCAAGGACGACGGCAAGGGTAACGCCAAGCCGAAGGCCCCCGAAGCCAAGCCGGACGCGGCGAAGGGCTGGCGTCCGAACGCCTAACTGAAGGGAACGAACATGCAGAAAATCCTTTACTTCATTGCCGGTGTTTCGCCGACTGTCGGCGAGCAAGCCGAAATCGACGCGATCGTTCCCGCGACCGCGCCGCAATTCGAACTCGGCATTCGCACGAACATGGCCGGGGCGAACTACGGCGAAGGCCGCTTGGAACCGGCGGATTTCGTCGCCGGTACGCCGCCCGTCGCGTACGACGTTCTGGACGACGAAGACGCGCGGGTTTACCCGATCTTCGACCCGGACAATCTGCCGGAAAGCGGCATCGAAGCGAACCAAGTCGTCCTTACCGACGCCGACGTTATCGCCATTCTGGACGGCGACGGCGTTAGCGCCGACGCGACCGTTGCCGTTGCAGCGGGCGTCGATACTTACGAACTCGAAGCGACGGCGGCGATCGTCAACAGCGGGGACGCTCGCGCGATCGCCGTTACCGGCGTTTACGCAACGACCGTTACCTTTACCGTCGTCGCGGGAGAAATTACCGCGATCGCGCTGTCCTAACGGCTTGAAGGGGGACGCCGCGTGCCGCTGACTATCGAAGACGGAACCAACGTTGCCGGGGCGACAAGCTACGCAACGCGGGCTGAAATCATCGCATATGCAGCGGCGCGCGGCGTAGTAATCGCCGACGCCGACGCTTCGGACGTGTTCGCGATAAAGGCAATGGACTACATCGAACGGCAGTCGTTCAAGGGCGTGCCCACATACGGCCCCGTTGGCGTCGTCCAGGCGTTGCAGTTCCCCCGCGACGAAATCGAGTATCAAGGCGCGTACTTCGAAGCCGACGCAATCCCGCTGTTGCTGAAGAACGCCGAATGCGAAGCGGCAATGCTGATTTCGCAGGGTATCGACCTAGAGCCGAACCGCGCCGCCGAACAAGGCGTGAAGCGCGAGAAAGTCGGACCGCTCGAAACCGAATTCTTCGCCGAAGCGCCTTACAGCGCGACGACGCCCCAACTGGACGCGCTGTTGAAACCCCTTATTGTGGGCAGCGGGTTCGCAATCAACGTCATTCGGAAATGACGTACTCGCGCGCGATCGCCAGCGCCCTTCGTCTTATCGAAGCAAAGGGCGAAGCTTGCATTTGGCACAAGCCCGCCGATCAAGACCCGGCGGCGAAGCCTTGGCGCGATCAACGGACCGGCGAACCCGTCGAACATGACGTGTCGATCGCATGGTTCAGCCCGCGCGATCTAGGCATGGGAACCGAAGCGTTTCTTGCGGCGATCGGCGGAACCGAAGTGCCCCAAGGGTTCGAAATCGGTCTTATGGGCGCGTACGACTTCGAACCGCTCGCGACGGATACGATCGAACGCGGCGAAGGGCGCATGGTAAGTCCAACGTCAATCGATCGTCTCGCGCCGAACGGCGAACCGATCTTGTACTTCGTCAAGGTGAAGCTGTAATGCTGGCGGACCCGATCGTTGCACGCGACGAAATGTTCCAACTGTTCGACGACGGTTGGGAAGCGATCGATTGGGAAGGTGCGCGTCATACGATCGCGCAACCTGAAGTTCGTTGGCAGGGCAAAGAAAAGCACGACGCGCCGATACCGGAAAGTTACTTCGTCCGGGTTGCTACCCGTCAAGCCGGTTCGCCGCTTGGCGGTTTCATGCAAGACGACGGCCCAAGTCCGAAGGTTTACGACACTTTCGGCAATCTGTTCGTCCAGGTCTTCGCGCCGATGGACGGCGAAGACAGTTATCGACAAGGCGAGTTGCTTGCGATCGCCGCACGCGATATATTCCGGGGCGTCCAAACCCCTTCGGGTGTTTGGTTTCGTAATGCGCGTTACGTCGAACTGGACGACGACAAGAAGTTCTATCGTTGGAACGTAATCGTCGAATACGAATTCAGCGAAACCTAGACCGAAAGGGGCTTTGAAATGACCGTCGAAAAGCAAGACAGCAACAACGTTGGCCTGTTCGTCGCGCGCGAGGAAAGCAACGGCGTACTTGGCGCAACTCCCGTATTCTATACGCGGGAGCCGAACAGCTTCGACGACTTGGGCGGCGAGAATACGCTTGTCGCGCGTCGTCCGTTCAACCCGTCGCGCCAGCGCAAGAAAGGCGGCATCGTCGATCACGACGCGGACGGCGGTTGGAACGAAGACGTGACGCTTACCAATACCATTCCGACGATCGAAGCGTTTTGCTTCGCCGCCGCGCGTGCGAAGACGACCGAAACCGGCGCTGCCGCCGTCGCCGCAACGGACGATTTCACCGTTGCGGACAGCGCGGATTACCTTGTCGGTTCGATCGTACTCGCCGCCGGTTACGCGAACGGCGCGAACAACGGATTGCATGTCGTCGGCGGCTTGACGGACGGCACGCATATTTCGACGGCTTCGGCCCTGGTTGACGAAGCGGGCAGCGCCGACAAGCGCCTTACCGTCGTCGGCTATCAGTTCCCGGCGGCGGACGTGGTTGCATCGCTTGTCGGCGGAACCTTCGTCCTTACGTCGGCGACGATCGACCCGACGACGTTCGGCCTTCTTCCCGGCGAATGGGTATTCATCGGCGGGCAGGCTGGCGCGAACCGGCTTGGCGCGGACGCCGCGTTGACTGGATACGCCCGGCTGAAGGAAGCGAACGCCGACGCGCTCATTTTCGACAAGACGACGTTTACCGCCGCCGCCGACGACGGCGCGGACACGACGCTTCGTATCTTCTTCGGAACCGTCGTTCGCAACGAAGAAGACCCGGACTTGATCGTGAAGTACACGCACGTTATCGAACGCACCCTTGGGCGCGACGACGACGGGCGGCAGTCCGAATACATCGACAAGTTCGTTATGAACGAACTTACCTGGAATTCGCCGCTGTCCGACAAGGTTTCGATGGACATTGGCGGTATCGGCGGTCGCGCGCGTACTCGCACCGGGGCCGAAGGGCCGCTTTGCGAGGAAGGCGGCGCGACGATCGTTGCCGCGCTCGGCGAAGACCTTATCAACACGTCGTCCAACGTGTACCGGCTTCGTATGGCGACGGTGGACCCTGCCACGTTGAACCCGACTGCGCTGTTCGCTCGCGTTACCGAATGGAACGCGACGATCAACAACAACGTGTCCGGCGCGAAGGCGCAAGGCGTCGTCGGCGCGTTCGACACGACGGCGGGCGGGTTCGACGTGGACCTTGAATTGACGGCGTACTTCGCGACCGTCTCGCCGATCACGTCGTTGAACGACAACGACGACGTTACGTTCGACGCGATCTATGCGGCGCGCAACAAGGCGATCGTCTTCGACCTTCCGTTGCTCGCGTTGGGCGGCGGACGTTTGACGATCGAAATGGACGCGCCGATCATGGTTCCGTTGCAGAACAGCGCCGCCGAAAGCGACTTCGGCCATACGGTGCTGTTCAACTTCTTCCCGTACGTCCCCGATGTGGGCAACGCCTAAGCGTCGGTTGCGTTCGGCCTGAAGCCGGACTAGGTACAGGGGGCGGGCTTCGGCTCGCCCCTTTTTTCTCTAGCGAAGGACGGATACGATGGGGCTCCGCAATACATTCAAGACGAACGAAACGAAGGAAATCGAAGGCGTCGAAATCCCCGTTTCGATCAACGATCACAACGGCGAACCGATCGTCATTCGCGTTTCGCGTATGTCGCGTTCGAACAAGCGCTATACGAAGGCGCTCGAAACCGCCACGCGACCGCATTCCGCCGCGATCGCGAACGAAACCCTGGACAACGACCTTGGCAACAAGCTTCTTCGCGAAGTCTTCGTCGATACGGTCTTGCTCGGCTGGAAGAACCTTCCGAAGTCGGAACTTACCGGCGTCGAAACCGATACCGAAGAACTGCCGTTCAGCCGCGAAAACGCGCTGGCGCTGTTCGACGAACTGCCCGACTGTTACGACGATTGGGAGAAGAAGGCGAAGTCTTCGGCGAACTTCCGCGACGAAGAACGCAAGGCCAACGCGGGAAACTCGCGCAAGTCCTGATACATTCGGTCAAATGGCCGGAAGATCGGGAGCGCCGCGAACGTCAAGAATGCGCTAGGTTCGGTGAGCCGTTACCGCCGGACCTAGTGAACCCGCCGCAATTACGTCTCGGCTTAGCGTTGTATTTGAACGCATGGTTCGACATGGACTTTGAACGCAACGTCGGCGAGTATCAGCCGATCAAGCGTTCGGATTGCTTCAGCTACGCACGCGATTACGAATTGGACGATTGGCAAGCTGAAGACTTGTGGTACTATATCGCACGCATGGACCGCGACTATTTGAAATGGCGTAAGGACACCGCGCCGAAGCCGCCGGACGTGCCCACAAGGAAAGGAAGCGGCGTTGGCCGGAAGCCTCGCAAGTCTCGCTAAGCGGGCGCGCAGCATCAACGAAGCGCTTCCCGATCGGGTGAACGCGCAAACCGTCCAGGTGGCAACGAAGTTGGTTGAAGAACTGATTTCGTCGCCGCCGGACGGAACGCCGGTCGATACGTCGCAGGCAATGTCGAACTGGCAAGTCGGCGTTGAACGTCCGAAGCGATCGTATGTCGGGCCGCACGTCGCAGGCAAAGCCGGTTCGTCCGCCGGGGCGTCCAGGACGCAAACGCGAGCCGAAGCCGTCATGGCGCTTGCCAACCGCAAAGTCGGGCAGCGCATTTACATTTCCAATAACGCCCCGTATATTCGAAGGCTAGCGTACGAAGGACATTCGAAGCAATCGCCGCCGGGTTGGGTTGAAGGTGCGGTTCTGATTACGAAGAAGTTTTTGGGTACGATTAGGAAGACGCTTCTTCGTAATCTTTAGGGGGTTTCAATGGCGGACGAACGCATTGATATTGAAATCAACGACAAGATCGATGCGAACATTCCGAAGAAGCTTCGGGATATCGCTTCTAGCGCCGACAAAGGCGAAAGTTCCGTCAAGCGGCTGAAGGCCGCGCTTGCCGATATCAACGCTACACCCGCGCAGCGTTTGAAGGCCGCGACGGACGACGTTACGAATTCGTTGAACCGCGAAGTCAACGCGCAAAAGAGCGTCAAGACGGCGCGCGATGCTACGTCTTCGGCGATTGCGAAGGAAGCCGCGCAGCGCGATCGTATCTCGGCTATGGTCGATCGCTCGATTGCCCAAATGGAGCGCGAGGCAGCGGCCCGGCGTGCGGCCATGTCGGCAAGCGGCCCGATCGGCGGCGGGGACGGCCTAGCAGGCTCTAGGGCGGCGGCTGCGCGCCAAACGGCGGATATGCGAGCGGAGACGGACAGGCTCGCCACGGCGCGCCGGAACGACGCGGCGGCGGCTCGCGTCCAGGAAGCCGCGACCGAAGCTTCGACGGGTGCTATGCGGCGCAACAGCGCAGCGGCGGGCATGAACCGGCAACACATGCTGAACCTTGGGTTCCAGCTTCAGGATATCGTCGTCGGACTTACCAGCGGCCAAAAGCCGTTGACCGTATTCCTTCAGCAAGGCGCGCAAATTCAAGGCATCATGGGGCAAGCCGGTATCGGCGTCGGCGGCTTGGCGCAAGCCGTATGGAAGTTGATCGCACCGTTCGCCGCGTTCATCGCGATTGCTGGCGTTGCCGCCGCTGCGCTCGCGCTGTTCAAGTCCGACTTGAACGACGGCAACGACATGAAGGAATTCGCGAAGACGCTCGGCTTGACGAAGAAGGAAATGGAAGACCTTAAGGACGTTACGATCACTTGGGGGGATATGTGGGAAGGGTTCAAGAAGACCCTCGCCGATAATACGAAGATCGACGAAGCTTGGACGGCAACGAAGAATTGGCTTATCCAGGCGTTCCGCGACGTTTTGAAATTCGGCATGTACGCCGTCGCCGGGCTGTACGGAAGCTTCGTCGGCGCGTATCGAGCGATCAAGAAGACGTGGCAGGATTTCCCGGCGTTGCTTGGGTATCTTTTCACGTCCGGCGTAAACGTCGCAATCGACGCGATCGAAAGCCTTGTCAATGCCTCTATCCAAGGCATCAATTGGCTTACCGATAAGGCGAACGGCGTCCTTCCCGACATGGCGCAAATCGGGCGTATCAGCGAAGTTCGCCTTGGGCGTATCGCAGTCGCCGGACAGGACGCCGCGCAGCGCGTCGGCGATGCATTCCGCGAAGAAGTCGGCGGCGCTACCCGCGAAGCCTTCGACGGGATGAACAACTTCCTAGACGAATGGGGCCGCAACAGCGCCGAAGCGGCTCGCGATCGGCTGCGCGCCCAAGCGCAAGACATTATCGGCGATCGCGGCGCGGGTCCGAAGGGCAAGGAAGACAAGACCGCCGAAAACCGCGCGAAGGCGCTTCGTATGGTCAATCTCGAATTGGACAACGAACTTGCGCGTATGAAGATGCTGAAGCCCGAACGTGAAATTCAACAGCGCATGGACCAAATAACGCAACAGTTGGCGCAAAAGGGCATTACGCTTAGCGATACCGAAACCGCCGCAATTCGGGCGAAGATCGCCGCCATTCAAGATTATGCCTACGTGCAATCCGAAGCGGACCGCATTCTTGAAGCGGCGACGGCTCCGCAGCGGACGTATAACGCCACGCTTCAGGCGGCGTCGGAATTGCTCGCGCAAGGTGCGATCGATCAAGCGCGGTTCAACGCCGAAGTCGTCCTGGCAGGCCGGGCGCTTCAGGAAGCGACGAACCCGTTCTTCGCTATGACGGAAGCCATGACGCAAGCCGAAGGTGCCAGCCTTCGGTACGGCGTTGCCGCGCAAAAGTCGGCGTATTACGAAAGCCTTCGTCAAGCCGCGTTGGCGAAGGGCATTGAACTTTCGCCGACGTACGTAGCTGGCGTGAACGCCGAAGTTGACGCGCTTATGCGCCGCAACGACGCGCTTCTTCAGCAACAGTTCATCCAATCGCAAGTTGCGTCGTTCGTTGACCCGCTGTTGCAAGATCAAACGATGCTCGAAAACAAGGCGAACTTGTATGCCGAAATCGACCGCTTGCGGCAAGCCGACGTACTTAGCGAAGAAAACGCACAACGGGCGAAGTATGCGTTGGACGCCAAGTACAGTGAAATGCGGCTTGCCGGTGCGTCGTCGTTCTTCGGCGAACTGGCGTCGCTATCGTCGTCGGGCAACAAGAAGCTAGCTGCGATCGGCAAGGCGGCTGCGATCGCCCAAGCGACGATCGACGGCTTCGTTGCCGTGCAAAAGGCCCTGGCGAGCGCCCCGCCGCCGTGGAACTTCGCTATGGCCGCTGCCGTGGCCGTGAAGACCGGCGTTCAGGTCGCGGGCATCATGTCAACCAATGTGGGCAGCTACGCCAACGGCGGTTCGTTCATGGTTGACGGCAACGCGGGCGTCGATCGCAACAACATCAACATGAACGTGTCGAAGGGGGAGCGCGTCACGATCGAAACCCCGGCGCAACAGCGGGCGAACGACAACGGCGCGGGCGGCGATGCTTCGGGGCTGAACCTGAAGATCGTAAACCAATTCGACGCACGCGAATTCGTCGCCGAAGTGACGGAAAGCGACGAATTCGAACATGCGGTGTTGAACGTCATGTCGCGTAACCCGAACGCGGTCAAGTCGGCGGCGAACAACTAATGACGTACGGTATCGTCCTTCAAGTCCCCGAAACGCCGATTACCGAAGATTGGTTTTGGATTACCGATATCGGCGTTGCTTACGACGGAACCGAAGACAGCGTACCGCTTCTTCGGTATCCTCGCCGCATGTTCAACGGACAGTTCCGGTTCGACGACGCCGCCGATCTTCGGCGTCATTTGGCAATGGCGACGAAGCGGTTCAAGAGCGAATTCGACTTCCCGCTTTGGCAGTATCAATCGAAGCTGAAGGCGGCAGTCGCAGCCGGGGCGGATACTGTTACAGTCAACGCGAGGCGCGGCGACTTCCGCGTTGGCGGCGCGGCGATCATCGTCGAAGGCGACACATACGAACAAGTCGAAATCGCCGCCGTTACCGAAACCGAACTTCAATTCGCGGACGTACTCGCCAACGACTATTCGGCTCGCGCGATCGTATGCCCGGTTTCGACGGTGTACACGAATACGAACGCGCAAGTAACGCGCAGCAACCCGGATTACGTCGCGACGGCTTCGTTCACGTTCCTAGAGCGCGTGCCCACAACCCCGCTAGTGTCGCCGCTGAACGAAGCCGTCGTCGCGACGTTCGACGATCTTCCGTTGCTGCCTTACGTGCCGATCGGGACTAGCTTCGAAGGGACGGTCGATACCGGCCTTCAGCCGGTCGAATACACCGGCCTTATCGATCTTGTGTCGCCCTGGACATACGAACAATGGGCGTATCAGCTTACGTTCAATGCGAACCGGATTGGAAACGTTGACGACTGCGAATGGTGGCAGGCGTTCGCCGATGAAATTCAAGGCTCGGCTTATCCGTTCTTGTTTCCGACGAACCGCGCCGATTTCGAGATTGTGACGCCCGCGATCGGGGGCGGTACGACTATCACGGTCGAAGGCGACGAATACAGTCAACACTATTCGGGGCACGGCGGCTTCAGCCGTATATTCATCGATACCGACGCCGGACGCCATTACGCGAAGATCACCGGCCTTGCTTCGGTTGGCGGCAACGATCAATTGGTTTTCTCCCCCGCTTTGCCGGTTGGCGCGGGCTGGACGACGAACCAAAAGCTAGGCTTCCTCTTGAAAGTCCGCGTCGATAATGACAAGGTATCGTTCAAGCATTACGGGCTTACGACCGAAGTATCGATTTCGATTAGGACTGTCGTATAATGGCGACGAAGACCGAACTTTACCGCTTCAGCGAACAAGCTTCGGCCCTTGTATGGCTTTACACGTCCGGTAACGAAGTCGTGTCGTACGACGCCGGGGACGGCCCCGAAGATTACGTTCCGGCGTCGATAAGCCGTACCGAAGCTGAAGTGAAGAACGAACTGGCGCGGGCGAATATCGAAGTCAACGTGCCGTTGACGAACCCTGCCGCTGTACGTTGGATGCAAGACAACGGCGAAAAGATCGTATCATTGACGATCTTCGAACGCGAGAAGAACGGAACTGTCAACGTCGTATGGAAGGGACGGTTGGCGAGCCTCTTACCGGGCATGAAGGACGTTTCGTTGAAGATGGAAAGCATCTTCACAAGCCTTCGTCGTCCAGGGCTGCGCGCTCGATACCAGCGCAGTTGTCGTCACGCCCTGTACGGGCGCGGCTGTACCTTGGACCCGGAAACCTTCGCGATTGCAGGCACCGTCACGGCGGCGGCTGGCACGGTCCTTACGATCGCCGCTGCCGACGCCCAAGCGGACGGCTATTTCGTCGGCGGGATGCTGCGCGCGGCGGACGGAACCCTTTCGTATATCGTCGGGCATGTGGGCAGCGCGATTACGCTTCAGCGCATGTCGCGTTCGATCGCCGACGAGATTACCGGCGGCTTCCCGTTCGACGTAACGTTGTATCCCGGTTGCGACCATAGCCGGGCGACATGCGATAGCAAGTTCGACAACATTCTGAATTACGGCGGGTTCGATTTCATTCCGACAAAGAACCCGATGGGCGGGAGTTCGATCGTCTAATGTGGTTCTTCATTGCCTTGTTCGTTGCTGCGCTTGTTATTTCGTATGCGACAATGCCGAAGCCGCAATCGCAGCCCCCGGCAGGTATCGGCGAAGTTCAAGCGCCGATCGCCGAAGAAGGCGTGGAAATCCCGGTGTTGTTCGGCACGCGCGATCTTAACGGCCCGAACGTCGTATGGTACGGCGACTTGAAGACTGTTGCGATCAAGTCGAAGGGCGGCAAGAAGTGACGGTTATAGTAACGATCAAGGATATTCGAGCCTGCCGCATGTGCAGCGGCGGTACTCGCGACTTCTTCAAACGTCACGATATGGATTGGAACAAGTTTCTGTCCGAAGGACTGCCCGAAGAAGAATTCATTCGGACCGGCGATGCTATGGCAATGCAAGTAGTCGAAAAGGCGCGGGAACGTCATGGGTAAAGGCGGCAAAGCGCAAACGATCGGATACAAGTATCACCTTGGGATGCACCTTGGGTTGTGCGCCGGTCCGATCGACAAGATTACGCGCCTTCAGGTTGACGGGCGCGAAGCCTGGACCGGCACAAGTACCGGCGGTTCGATCGCGGTTAGCAAGCCCGAACTGTTCGGCGGCGAGAAGCGCGAAGGCGGCGTGTCCGGTACGATCGATGTTGCGATGGGCGACCCGGCGCAAGGACAGAACAGCTACCTTGTTTCAAAACTAGGTTCGCTCATTCCGGCGTATCGCGGCGTCGTCGGATTGATCTTCCGTCAAGCCTATCTCGGCAACAATCCGTACCTGAAGCCCTGGAGCGCGCGAGGCACGCGCGTTCACGTCCGACAGGACGGTATCGAACAATGGTACGACGAAAAGGCGGGTATTGGTACGACGAACCCCGCACCCGTTGACGGACAGCCTTGGTTCGATAGCGGAACTAACTTCTTTACGATCGGGGCCGGGTCCGAAACAAGCGGCACGCAAACCGAATTTCAATCGTGGTTCCCCGGCTATATCGACAGTCTTCGGGTTACTAAGGGTGTTGCTAGATATCCAGCGAAGAAGTTCGCCGTTCCGACTGAAGAATTCCCGAACGGTCCGACGGACGGTTATTGGGATAGCGTCATTACCCTGTTACGCTTCGACGGGGCGAATGGCGCGACGGCTTCGACGTGCGAAAAGGGCAACGCGGTTGCCCATAACGGCGGCGCTTCGCTGTCAACTGCGATCAAGAAGTTCGGCCTTTCTAGCTGTCATTTCGACGGCGTAAACGATTGGGTAAAGGTTACAGTCGGGACCGAAGGGCAAGACCTTGGCGAGACGTTCACGATCGAAGCTTGGGTCTATCCGACGGGACGTGTCAACATCGGCCCGATAACCGGAAGCTACATTTACGGTGCGCCAATTTTGGCAGCGGGTCCGATTAGCACTTCGGGAATGGATACGTACTTTTCGGTACTTGGCGAAAACGCCATGTTCCACATGCAAAGCGCGTATCCTGACTTCGATACGTACTTGCATCTTGTCGGACAACTGAAGTCCGTTCCGCTGAATGAATGGACGCACATTTCAGTTTGCCGCGACGGCGCTTCGGGCCTGTATTGGGTTCACGTCAACGGCGAACTGGCAACGTATTCGACCGATGGGAGCGACTTGAACGCTGCCCACATTATCCGCGAATGCTTGACGGACCCCGATTGGGGCATGGGTTATACGGACGGCGACGTTGACGACGTTTCGTTCATGTCCGCCGCCGATACCTTCGCGGACGAAGGCTTAGGGTTGTCCTTGCTTTGGGATAAGACGACGAAGATCGAAGACTTCGTTCAGCTTGTCCAAAGTCACGTTGACGTTGCGCTGTACGTCTCGCGCACGACGGGCAAGTACGTTCTGAAGCCTATTCGTGGCGATTACGACGAAGGCGCGCTGATTTCGCTTGACGAAAGCAACATCATAAGCATCGATAATCCGACGCGCATTGCGTCCGGCGAACTTACCAATTCCGTTACCGTGACGTATTGGGATGCTTCGACCGGCAAGGACGCGAGCGTTACCGTTACCGATACGGCAATGGTTCAACAGCAAGGCGTCATTATCAACGCCCCGCTTCAGTATCCAGGCTTCAGCAACGCCCGTAATGCGACGATCGCCGCGCAGCGGGACTTGCGGGTTCTGTCGTCCGCGCTGTTGTCTTGCACGATTACCGCGAACAGCGATGCAAAGCCGCTGAACATCGGCGACGTATTCAAGTTCAGTTGGGCGAAATGGGGCCTTGTTGACGTTGTAATGCGCGTCAACGGCATTAGCTACGGAACCGGACGCAACAACCGCGTCAAGATCAACTGTACGCAAGACGTGTTCGACACGAATACGACGGTTGTTATCAGCGTCCCCGATGGGGATTGGTTGGACCCTTCTTCGCCGCCAAGCCCTGTCCTGGCACAACTCGCCGTCGAAGCGCCGTATTGGGAGTTGGTACAGGGCCTTGGACAGTCCGATACCGACAACAAGCTTCTTACGCACCCCGAAATCGGATACGTCATTGCGGCGGGCGGTCGCGCACCTTCGGCGATCAACGCCAGCTTGCATACCGATAGCGGGAGCGGATACGCCGACGTTGGCGCGCTCGATTTCTCGCCGTTCGGCTATCTCGCCGCCGATATCGGCAAACTCGATACGGCGTTGACCTTGGACGGCGGCAACGATCTTTCCGAAGTGATTGTGGGCACGCATGTTCAAATCGGCGACGAACTTATGCGCGTTGACACGATCGACGCGGATACCGGCGAATTGACCGTTGGACGCGGTGTACTCGATACGGTTCCGGCTGAACATACGGCTGGCGAACTGGCTATGTTTTGGGACGTGTACGCGGCTTTCGACCCGACGGAATACGTCGCGACCGAAGAAGTTGACGCGAAGATCGTTCCGGTATCCGGTAGCGGTGTTCTGCCGATCGAAGCGGCGGTCGCAATGACTGTCACTATGGACAGCCGAGCGGCTCGCCCGTACGCCCCCGGCGATCTTCGTATCAACGGGGACAGCTACGTTGAAGGCGTGACGTACGAAGGTGAAGTTGAAGTGTCCTGGACGGACCGCGATCGCCTTCAGCAAACGTCGGGAACGTTGATCGATCACACGGCGGGCAACATCGGTCCCGAAGCCGGAACCGAATATCGCCTTCGCGTCTATATTGACGACGTGCTAGATCAAACTATTGAACCCGCCGTAAGCCCGCAAGCCGTGACGCCCGGCGGTTCGGGCACCGTGCGGGTTGACGTGTATTCCAAGCGCGACGGCCTTTATTCGTGGCAGGGTCCGTCGCATAGCTTCCTAAGCGCCAACTTCCGCGTTACTGAAGAAGGCGACAACCGTATTACCGAAGACGCCGAAGACATGGCGACGGAGTAAAGAACATGACTGTCAAGCGCCTTACCGATCTTACCGCCGCTGTCGCCCTTACCGGGGACGAATTGGTTGAAGTGTCGCAGCTTTCGTCGGCTGTCACGATTACCGCCGTGACGATTTCGGCGCTCGCGTCGGACAACAGCTTCAACGACAGTGCGAACGGCTTCGTTGCCGCCGGGTTCGCGGTGAACGATCGCGTTCATGTCGTCGGCTTTACCGGAAACGTCGTCAACAATCTGTTCGTCGGCGCGATCACCGCGCTTACGACGGGCAAAATGACGATCGGCGGAACGGACGGCGACGTTATCGTTGACGACGCGGCGGGCGAAAGCGTCACGATCACGAAATGGACGACGAAGCGCACGACGGCGCAAGAAATCGCCGACTTGGGCGGCGGTGGCGGCGGGTCCGGCAAATGGTTCCGTACGTTCCGTCCGGTGGACAACGAACCCCCGGCGGCGAACTACGCCACGCTTGACACGCGCAACAGTCGTTCCGTACTCGAATTCGACGCGGCAACGCAAGAAGGCGCGGTCTTCAGCGGCGTTATGGGAGCCGGTTACGCCGCTGGCAACATTACCGTCGATATCTTCATTGCGGCGGACACGGCGACGACAGGTAACTTCATATTCGACGCCGCGTTCGAACGTACCGACGTATCGAGCCTGGACATTGACGCGGACAGCTTCGCGACGGCGAAAGTCTTCGCGACGACTGCCGCGCCCGGCACGTCCGGCCAAGTCGTCAAGGTAAGCGTCAACTTCACGCAAGCCGAAGCGGACGGCTTGGACGCTGGCGAGTTGTTCCGGCTTCGCATTCGTCGCGTTGCGGCGGACGCTTCGGATACTATGGCGGGCGATGCCCAATTGCTCGCCGTTCACGTTCGGGAAGCGTAATCATGGCGTACAGCGGTTCAGGCAACGGCTATCTTCGTTCGGCGTCGTCCATTCCGTCTTCGGAAAACTTGCACGCCGTAAACACGATGCATTGCTTTATCCGATCGTCGGTTGCGCCGGGTACGTCGAACTTTCGAAATATCATGGAACTTGTCGGTAACGTTCAGAACCCGCACGAACAAAATCCGTGGTCGCATACAAGCGCGGCGTTTTCGAAGTCGCGAGCGCACCGCACGTCCGGCGGCGCTTACAGCGCAGCGCAAGCGACTTCGACGCCAGCGATCAACACTTGGCATTCATGGGGCAGTCAATACGACGGCGCTGCGAAGCTGTACGTCAACGGCGTATTGGAAACGACAGGCACGGCGGCGGGCGCTTCTTCGGCCAACGCCGTATTCGTTCATGCGCTCGCGTTTATCACCTTCGCCGGGGCACTAGATCAAGGCCCCTTCCCCGAAGGCGACATTGCCGAACTAGCGGTATGGAACGTCGCGCTTAGCGCCGACGAAATGGCGTCGTTGTCGAAAGGCTTCCGCGCCGATCGCATTCGCCCGCAATCGTTGAAGTTCTATGCCCCGCTAGTGCGGCAACTGAACGATCGCGTCGGCGGGCGAACCTTCGTCCGATTGGCCGGGGCGGACGCCTTCGCCGATCATCCCCGCGTTTACGGCTGAAGCTAGGTCCAGGGGCAGCGGTCAAACTGCCCCTGGATTGCCCGGAAACCGGGCTTCTAGCGCCGATCGGCGGTTCCGGCTCCCCGCGTGCCGGCACGGCGCGTCCTGTACGCCTTGCAGCGGGCTTCAGCGCGGCCCTTGACGACCTTCTTCGATCGCGAGGCGCTCCATTGATCGCGGGCCGTGGTGGACACTAGATCGCCCGGCCTTCGCATTATACGACAGTTTCGTTGGAAGTTCAATAGCGATTACGAACGCTTCGTCGTAAGTACGACACGGTTCGTCGCATACGTCAAATAAACAGTTGGCCTTGACGGTGCCGATTGAAGTACCCGATATCTTCTAAGATCGAATACGCCCGATCGACGTACATTTCGTAATTGATATCGTCGGGCAGTTCGTCGGGTAATTCCATGCAAGGCTTAGCGCCTTCACTGTTCGATACTTTGTTGCCGCTCGCGATGTACTGTATAATTCCATGTACGCCGGTCGCGTAATACCAACGAACGACTTTGCCCAAGTACCAACCGTCCTTGTGTCCGCCGCCTCGCACGTTGCGAACGACGATGAACCGGCGGATATCGCGACAGGCTCGAATGGTATCCTGAACCGGCGTGCCGTTGGTTAGAAGCGCCTGGACCGCATCGCTGCAAATCAAAGCTTCGGGGTTCTTCGACAATGGCGAGTTAAGCGCCGAACCGCGTTCCGAATACGCGCCCTTCGTTTTACACGTTCCGTCTTCTTTGACGGCTATGTAATTGTTAACGTCGCGGCTATAGACAGC